AACGAGGACATTTGTTGGTTGTGCATTAACAAATCAATATGACGTTGAGCTATCCAGTGATGGTAAGATTAGCTTAGAGTTTAAAGGTCAGACTGCTGTTTAAAAAAACAACAAGTTTTGCCATGGAAAATTTTTCGTTCTCCATGTTTTAAATTTTGTTTTTCCATGGCAAATTTTAAGCATTAAAACAACTTAATAGGTATAGAAAATGCAAGAAGAAATAATCGTATCGTTAGAAAACCCAATCTGTTTGACGGTTTCAGGTAATGAAAACTACTACAGAGAGTTAGTTATTAAAGCGCCAACTAGCAAACATCAGAAGCATTATTCTGTGCTTAAATCTGCTTTATTGAAAGCATTGAATAATAATGAAAAAAATGAAAAGACAAACAACGATGAAAGCAAACAATCAGATGATGACAATAAAAGCGATGCTATCACTGGCGAGCAAATCGTTTTGCTTTTAATGATGGCAGACGTTGACACTGATAAGCTTTTTGATGCTTTTAAAGGCATTTTATTTACTCAAAAAACTGCGATGTTTGATAATGTGATTGAAATGAATCAATTACTTTACGACAAGCTTTCTATTGCAGATTTAGAGCGCGCGCTTGGAGAATATATAAATGTTTTTATACTTGGCTCGTTGAAAAAAGCGAGCTAGACAATTTGATTTATAATACTTTGTATTTTTACAAAGGAGGTGTGAGTTATACTGAGGCGTGTAACATGCCAATCAATGAGCTTGCTAATGCGATGGATCAAGCAAGCAGGATTGCAAAAGAAATAGAAAGACATTCAAAGCAAAAATAGCTATCATTTTTTGCCATGGCAAATTTTCCTTAACTATCTCATTTTTTTTTGCCATGGCAAATTTTTTGCACTCAATACCAAACAATACCAAACAATACAAAAAAGATAATTTCATACCTTTGTGCTAGAATGTAATCAGTGAATTTAGCAGGATATCAAAATGGCTTTTAAAGTTTCTTACAACATAACTGCAATTGATGGATTCAGCAGGGTAATAAAAAAGATTCAAAAGAACTTTGCAGAATTGAATAAGAAAATATCTGGGTCAGGTGGCGTTTTTAAAAACGCAAATACTGGCGCTGATTCTCTAGCTAGTAGCTTAAATAATATTAAGCAGAAGGGAGCGAAAGCAAGCCAAGCGCTTGGTAAAATGTCATCAAGCATCAACACAAGGCAGCCTAGCGCATTTAATCGAATGATGCAAAACATCGGAAATAGTGCAGGCGTTGCGTCTGGTAAGATTGGCAGAATGTTATCTCACATGAAACCAAAAGGTTTTGGTGATGTTGGCGTTAGAATGGGGGCAGCAGCAGCAGCAGGTTATGCAGTAAAAGAGGGATCAGATATTCAGTTAGAGCAAATGCGACTAGCGCCATTTGTAGGCGGTGCAGAGAAAGCAAAAAATGTTGTCAATGAATTGCGAGTAATATCAATAAGCACTGGGCAAAGTATAGACGGACTAGCTAGTGGCTTGCATAGCTTTTTAGATGTGGGCATGAAAACACCAGAGGCGATGCAAAGATTAAAGCAAGCAACAGATATTGCAGCGTTTGCTGGTGGTAGCGTTGACGAGCTTTCTAGGATTTTTGGAGATGTTAAATTCAAAGGCAGAGCGGGTGCTGAGGCATTTCAAGTATTAAAAGATAAGCATCTGGACTTACGACAAGAGCTAGCGAAAAAAATGAACGTTGATATTTCAACTTTGGGCGGGCAAAAAGCACTTGACGCTTATATAGCGTCTGGTCAAGTAACGACCAAAGCATTTTTTGACTTATTGCAAGCAAAAATGGCGCATGACAAAGTGACAGGTTTTGCATCAAAAGCAGCGTCGCTGCCTATGGGCGAGCTAACAAAATCATGGACAGCGATAAAAGATAGCTTAACCTCAATCGGTGAGATGGTTGGCAATACACTGCTACCAGTTTTTAAGCTTGTTTCATTCGTTTTATATGGAATAGCGTCAAGTTTGCGATGGATTAAAGACAACTTCCCGAATTTAGGTGGTGTTATATTCTCTAGCGTGTTTATTCTAGCGTTCATTGGTAAATTGCTTGCTGTTAGAAAGATATTAGGCGGAATAAGGGGCATATTCATGGGCACTAATACAGTGCTTGGCGTTCTTAAAGATGCAGCAAAAGCATTTGTTAAACCGTTTGAATTGTTATGGAAGTTCTTATCTAAAATACTCGGGTTTTTAACTAAAATCGTTGGCGTTGCTGCGAGCTTTGGACTAGGTGCAGCAAAGAAAGCAAAAGCGGTTATAGCACCAGCAGCAGATACAGCAATAAAAGCAGCTGCAAAGTCACCGATATCAAGAAGAATAGCAGGAGTAGCAGGTGCAGCATTGGCAGCAAATCCAATCTTAGACACTGTAGCGAGCATAGTGATTCCAGACACGATGGGCGACTCTACTCGACTTGATAAGCTCAAAGACATGCAAGTGGTTAATATGGCTGATAAGTATCAACAAGCTATATCAAGTGCTGAGAATGTAAACAAGTCACACGTAAAAATTGAGTTTGAAGGCAAAGATGCAAAAATAAACGCAATCAAGCAAAAAGATGATAGTAAAAATACATTTTTTGACATGAGCGCTTTGGGTTTAAATACTTTTAGAGGGTCATATTGATGGATTTATCGCAAGAGTTATACGAAGCAAGCCTTGATGGTGTGAAGTTTTTAGTCACAAGCTCAAGCACAAAAGGCGGTAGACGACAGGCTGAATTTGAATTTATTTCCACAGATAGAAGACAAGTTCAGGATTTAGGTCGCTACTTGCGTAAGTTTGAAGTTGTTGGCTATTTGCAAAACAACCCTAACACCAATCAGAATTATTTCAGTAATAGGGATGCACTTTTAAAAGTGCTAGAGACTGGCGGGCAGCACATTTTAACGCATCCGTTTTATGGTGAAATAAAAGTAACCACTGGCATTTATTCAATCAAGGAAGATATAAATAAACTAGGGCTTGGTGAAATAACATTCACGGCAACACAAATAAGCGAAGAAATAAACGCTCCACTGCCTAAGACTAATCAAAAAGTAACGTCAAAATCTGTAAAAGACCAAGCAGCTATAGTAAACGATAAGATTAAATCTGATAGCGCTAGCAAGTTTAGCTTAACTAAGAAGTTTAAAGATTCCTATCAGTCTGCCAAAGACATGTACACAAACACAATGGAACAAATTCAAAAAGTTGTAAAGCCTATTGCGGACGAAGTAAATGACGCAGTTAACTTTGTGAAAGACGTTGAAAGCGACATCGATCAAGTTAATACTTTACTGAATAACCCAAGTTCACTTTTTGGCACGATTATTGACGATATAACAGGAATAGACGGGTTTACTAATAACATAAATACAGCAATCGCAGGATTAAAACGATTTAACCAGTTTGGCGATTCTTTAAGAAGTTTTGGCTCGGGTGTGCCAACGACTGACCAAAGCGGTTTTGCAATTGAGAATTTAAGCCCATTTGTGCGTGTGCCAGAAAACCCAATCACGACACAAGAGACAGAAATAAAAACAAATGCTGATTTAATCAGTAACTCAGTTAAACAGTCATCACTTTCAAAGCAATATGAGCTTGCAATGCAAGTTGACTATGCAAACACTGAAGACCTTGATCAAGCAATCATTGAATTAGAAGATCAGTTTGATGTATTGCGTGATAGTGTTGGCGACACTGTTTATAATGATTTTGCAAAGTTGCGCGAGTTGTCAAATCAAGTTTTAGAAGCTAAAAGGCAAGAGACTTTGCGGGTTTCTGATTTATTTGTTAACGGAAGAAGCGCCTTATCATTGGTTGCTTATAGCTTATATGAAGATTCTACAAGACAAGACGATTTAATTAATCTAAACAGTGTTACAGATGCAACAAATATAAACGGTACAATAAAGGTGCTTACAGATGCTGCAAATACGAATTAACGGTGCAGTTTACTCAGGATTTACGACTGCAACTGCAACTAAGACGATGCAATCATTGTGCGGCAGTTTTGAGTTTTCAACGTCAGGTGGTGATGAATTAACATTGATCACTAAAGACATAAAGCTTTTTGATACTGCTGAAATTTACGCAGATGGCGTTAAGGTGATGACTGGTTACGTTGAAGTTTTAAACATTTCATACAGTGCAGACAGTTACAGCGTAGTAATTTCTGGACGTGAGCGAACTTGTGACGTTGTAGACACTAGAATCACAACGAGCTTTGTGAATACGCAAACGAAAAACTATTTAGATTTAATAACTCAAGCGTTTAAAGTGGTTGGATTTTCAACACCATCAACGAATGTTATTAACATAATAAACAATAGCACAACTTCTAGCGATGCTTTTAATTCTACAGATATGCAGATAGCGGGAGACGGTCAAAGCTTATACGACTTTCTTAATCTGTACGCGCAAAAGCAATTTATTGTTTTAATCACTAATGAAAATGGCGATATAGAATTAGCAAACTCAGGTAATGAAATATCTGGATACGATATAATCAATTTTAAAGGCGTTGACGTAAAAAACAACATTTACAAAGCGTCAGTGACTTATAATGTTTCTCAGTTATTTAATACTTACCAATACAGATGCAATCCTAATTTCATTGATGTTTTTGATCAGCAAACGTCATCAGCTGAGCAGTCAACAATAGTCTACACATCGCAAGCAGATGATAGCGTTAGAGTTGGCAGGCAATACATAGACATAGACAGCGAAATTTACACGCTATCAAAGCTAAAGGATAGGGTAGCTTGGAAGATGCAGACGAATCAAGCGAACGCAAGACAATACAAAGTTACTTTAAATGGTCACACGTTCACGCAAACGTTAGAGCCAACAAATATAAATAGTTTTTTAGATACTGAATCTTTAGTTAAGCCATTAAAAATCAATCAGCTTATTAATGTAACAGATGATATTTGTGGTATTAATGAAGTGATGCTAATCGATGAGTTGATTTATAAAATGGACGAGTCTGGCAACACGCTAGACATAACGCTAGTTAATAGAAACGCTTACACATTACAAGCAGAAGACACTATACTAAGCAATAAATTCTACGGTGCTGGCAATGTTTGATAAGATCATAACAAGACTCAAAAACATGATTAGAATTGGCTACGTATCACTGCCGACAACAGACGATTCAGGCGATAGGCATATAGTCACAGTATCTAAAAATAGCAAGCAATTTCCTGTTTTTGCTGTTTATCCATACGGTTTTAGTGCAAATGCTCCAGTAGATACAAGCCAAGTTGTTTGTTTCAATGTTGGCGATTCAAACGCTAATGTTTGCGGTATTCCAGTTAATCAAAAGATAAGATTTAAAGATTTAAAAGCAGGTGAAGTAAAAACTGGCAATTTTCTCACTACTAGCAACACTTATTACGAGTCAAGTGGTGACATTACAATCACAAGCGTTGGTAATTTGTTTGAGAATATCGCGCAAGATATCACGATAACAGCAAACGGTAAGATGACTAGCAACATAACTGGTAATGTTGAAGTTAATTCGCAGGGTGAAGTTAAAATCACAAGTCCAAGCAAGATAACTTTGCAGGTTGGTGGAGCAACGGTTGTATTAACAAGCAGTTTGCTCACTTCAAGCGTACCAATACAAGCGCCAAGCTACTCAGGTTCAGGCGGTGGTGCTGCAAACATGACAAGCGGCATAAATATGAGTGGTCAGAATATAAGCTCAGTAGGTGCGCTAACAACAACTGGCGGGGTGAATCTAAGCACACATATACACAGCACGCCAAGTGGCAACTCTAGTAGTCCTATCAACTAACGCTATTCCAGACTATCTGCTATAATATTGTAAGTTATAATAAGCTTGGTTTGAATCGTGGCAGATATAATTGATATTGCATTAAGCAAAAAGAACAACGCGCATTTTTATGATATAGATTTTGAAGGTAATGGTGACTTTGAGACGGTAAGCGGTTTTGAAACATCGCTAACAATGAGCTTATTTACTGATAAAAGAGTGAGCGAATCAGAGCAATCAGATCCGACAAGGCGAAGGGGTTGGATTGGTGACGAATTATTTGCAGATACAGGATTCAAACATGGGTCAAAGCTATGGTTACTTGATCAAGCAAGAATCAATTTTAATACACGTAACCTTGCTATAACTTATGCAAATGATGCGTTACAATGGTTTATTGATGATGGTTATTTAAAAAACATTGTAACAACTGCTACAATAACAAGTAGTAACGTAACATTAAATATAAATGGCGTATTATTAAACAATAGCAAAACGTCATTTTCGTATGAACTTTGGCAGAACACGCAAGGAGCTTTTTAAATGGCTGTAGATTTTCCAAGAAACGCTCAAGAAGTCGTTAACAGATTAAAAGCAGACGTTCAAAACGAGCTGCCAACAGCTAACCCTTTTCTTAAAAATAGCTTATTAAATGCGCTAGTTACTGCCTATGGATATAGGAATTTTGATGTTTATAAGTTGGTTCAAGAGCAGCAAAAGCAGTTTTTTCCTCAAACAGCTACAGGAAAATTTTTAGATTATTTTGCGACATTGCAAGACATCGAGCAGACACTGCCAACGTCTTCAAGTGGGAATGTTGTTTTTAGTGGCAGCACAGCGGGTACATTGATACCGCTTGGCACAAGCTTATCATTTTCATCATTAACATTTACGACACTTGCGGAATGTGTTTTATCAGCAAATAGTGTTGCTGTTTCTCAGATAACGCAAACTGGCGGGACTGCTACAATAACATTTGCTAACAATCACGGGTTAGCAACAGGCGTACAAATAACAATTGCAGGTGCAGCACAATCATCATACAACGGAACGCACACAGTAACAGTTACAAACGTACTTGAAGCGACTTACACTGTTGACGCTGCAACAACAAGTCCCGCAACGACTGCAACAACGATTACAGCGTCTTTTAATGTTGCGACTGTTAAAGTGCAATGCTCAGAAAGTGGGTCAAATACGAATGTTTCAAGCGGTGGGAAGTTATCACTACAAACAACTATATCTGGTGTAAATAATAACGCATACGTTTCACTTAATAGCTTGTCAGGCGGGGCAGATCAAGAGACAACAGATAACTACAGGTTACGAGTTATTGATGCTTGGCAAAACCCAGTCGCACAATTCAATGAGGAGGCGATAAGACGGCAAGCATTAAAAATAAGCGGAGTAACTCGCGTGTTTGTTATGCGATCGACAAAAAGCACGACAACTGGCGTTTACAATAAAGATGATGCAGGATTTGTTACTGTTTACTTTGTAAAAGATAATGAAAACACAATCATTCCAGATGGAACAGCGATTTCAGACGTTAAAGCGTCAATAATGTCAATTGCACCAATGACAACAGTTAGCGCAAATGTTTTTGTAGAGGCACCTCTAGCAGTACAAGTTAACGTCACATTTACGAGCATTTCACCCGACACGACAACAATGAGGACATCGATACAAGAGAATCTAAGGCAATTTTTTAGAGCTTCAAACGATATGAATGGCGTAAATACTGGCACAGAAACAAACGGAACGATCACGTTAAATGATATTAATTTCGCTATTTTGCAGACAGTTGACAGCACGACTGGGAAATCGCTACAAGATTATACGATATCCACACCTGTTGCCAACATTGTGCCAAATGATGGCGAAATAACAACGCTTGGAACGGTGACATTTATATGAGCGATTTATGTAATTTATTTAATATTTTAACGCCAGATCAACAGGCTATACTTTTAGCTAAGTATTTGCCAAGTGGTAAAGCACTTATCGCAAAAGACAATATTAATTCTAATCTTTATAAATTCATTAAATCACAAGCACAAGAATTTAGTTTGATAAGCTCAAAATTAAACGAAACGATTTGTGAGTATGATGCACAAAAAACGACAAAGTATGTTGAAGAATACGAGCGCATGCTTGGTATTCCAGAAGCAGGTTGCTTCAACACAAACGTTACTATAGTTAGAAGACGTAATCAGATATATGCAAAACTTTTAGCGATTGGTACACAAACTTGCGATGATTTAGTAAAAGTTATTGCAGCGCTAGGAATAACTATAACATGCAAAACAGGTTTCGAGTGTGGAGTTTTCCCTGTAAGTTTCCCTTGGTGTTTTTTTGGCGATACGGTTGCAGCGTCGCACACGCTAAGAATAACATTCATTGGATTTACAGACTCGAATCTTTTCCCTGTAAGTTTCCCTTGGTTTTTTTCGGGTGAGTCTTATATAAATAACGTAAAATGTTTTATTGAGTCGTTAATACCCGCAAATTGTAGGGTTTTTTATGCGTTTACAGATTCAAAATCTTTTAATTTAGAAGTTGAGAACGGCGATGAATTGATAACGCAAGATGGAAACAATTTAATAATATCAGGAGTTTAAAACGATGAAAACAATACCTACACAAACAGATGGACAAACAAGCCTAGCGGCTTCAGATTTTAACCAAATACCAGATGAGTTAGAAACAGCAATCACTAGCTCGGGGCAAACGCTCGATGGTAACTTCACTAATCAGTTATCAAGGTCAATTATTGATCTTGGTATGAATGCGGGATTTTACACTGATTCCGGCACTGCAAATAATATTATTTTATCGAATAGTAACAATCCGACACCTACAAGCCTGAGAGATGGAATAGAAATTACTTTCAAAGCAGGTTCTACAAACACAGGGGCAACAACGATTAACCTTGCAGGCTTTGGATCAAAGTCTGTAAAAAATGCAAAAGGTAATACCTTGTCAGCAAATGAAATCACAGCTAATAATATCTATAATGCAATATATCAAGCAAGCACAGACGATTTTTTAATAATTGCAAAATATATAAAAACACCGATTACAAACACAGTGTCATATGGAGCCATAACAGGGAGAGGAAGTTATGCTGTTCACATAATAGAAACATCTCAAGGATATGTTGAGCAAATTATATTTGGTTTATCTGTTGAGACTGGTGTTGATATAGATTTACCTGTTACTTACATAAGTAGTTATCAAGTTTTAGCGATGGAAAACTCAGGGTCACAAGGTGAAAATATATCTATTACAGCATTAAAAATATCTGGTAATAAGTTTAAATTATACGCTAATAGAGCTGATACAGGATCACCATGGACTGGCACCTTTGGCCCTTCAATCAGGTGTTTTGGGATCGTGTAAAATTTTTTTTACAAAATCTATTGTTGTTTTAATATTTTCAGCTATTGAGTCATCAAATTCAACTCTAAATATTTCTAAGTTTTTATACTCACCTGAGTTTAAAAAGTTTTCATTATAAATAACATAGTCGCACCATTTTCTCCCAGTGATCATCATTAAAAACTGCATTTGTATCACGTGCGCTTTATCAATGATGCCGTTTCTTGCGTCAATAATTGACCTCAAGTGGTATGCATTGTTTTTACATTTAACCTCAATTAAACCGTCATCGCCCACTAATCCGTCAGGTGAGCCCCCTACTAAGTCGTCAATCTCAATAAAGCCAACTTGTTTCACAGTGTTAAAAGTTTCAATTTCATATTCAGCAATAGCACGTTGTTCAAGTTCATGGCCGCGCTGTATATGTTGGTTATTAGATAGATCAGGCGATTCATCTATGCCAGTTAATCTTTGAGCCATAAGCTCATAAATAGCGTTTAAAGCTGTTTCACCAAAACCGTCACCTTTTCTGTTTTTAGTTATAAACTTATGCATGATTGAGCCTGTTATGCGACCCAATCGCAAAGCTTGCCATTGCTCAGTTTTTTGGTCAATATCGTGAATAATCATTATTATTATTCCTCGTCAGTAACAATCGCTTTGATGTAATCAGTTTTGTACATATCAAAGTTATCAACTACATTCTGCCACTCTTCAACTGTTTGAAAGCTTTTGAAGTCCATAAATCCTGCAAAGTCAGTAGTGTTTATTTCTGATTCTTTGCATTTGTCTATGATATCCGACCTAAGATATTTAATTTCAATTGTTTTTCTTTCTGTTGCATCTTCTCGGCTGTCATTATTGATAATATTTATTTTTCTATTATTTTTCTCAAATTTTCCTCCCTCAATATCTATTATTTCATCATTTGATTTTAAACCTAAAAGAACTTCTGGCGCATAAGCACGACCAAAGAAAGACGCAGCCCTATATTGCAGCATAATATTTGGCATTGTTTTCCACTTGCTGCCATTTTTTGAAAACCATCCTTCCGATTTTGCCATGCCAATATTTACAGGTACAGACTCTAGTTTTTGTCCGCTTTTTTTATCTGTTGATACAGCAATACATTGATAATCATCGCCTTCACCTGAATATTTGAAAATAAGTGGTGTAAATCTGCCGCATGAGTTAATGCATGCGATGATAAACATAGAAGACCAGCTGGGCTTACCATGAACGATATACATGTTTTGCATAACCATCATTGGATCCATGTTCATTCTAATAGACATTTCAATAGCGATTATGCAGTTTGAAACATTACCTTGGAAATCTTTTGGTGTTAGATTGCTAGCTGCATAAGCTTTAGATTTTCTTTGCACTAATTCAAAAATTTTAGATTCTTTTTCTATATCGAAACCACTATCATTAATTGTTACGTTTGCCATTTTTATCACCTTATTTTTTAGTTTTTTAATTGTTTTCGTGAATATCTATTAATGCGCTCATAATATCGTAGTTTTCAAATGCGCTTGATAATACACTGCCAACGTCATCGCCATAATTGTTTTTTAAATACTTATCAAAAGCTTTGTTATCAATCTCAGCAAATACAGTTGTTGGCGTTACATTGTCGCCAAAGTCTTTTCCGTATTCATAGCTTACGCCATTATTAACAGCGTCTGAAAGTATATTTAAGAAGTTAGTTTCTATGCTCATTTTGTATATTCCTTTGCGTTGTTGTCGAAAGTTATTATATATACATTGATCAGCTTTGTAAATAGTTTTTTATATAAAAACAAATAAAAAATCATGCATTTAAGTTATTTTCAAAGGACTCATATTCATTTAGAGAAAAGCAATTGCATGCTAAAACGCTTAAAAACTTGCTTTGATTTTTAGATTTTATTTTTTTTAATAGTTTGTATTGTTCATAATTCATCAGACACCTCACACATATAAGCTATAAAGTTCTTTTGTGCTAAGTTTAGCAGGTGAAAAGATGAATTTTTTTATTACGTCATCTAGCTGATTGTTGCGTGATTCAATTTCAATCAATAACCTATCTAGTTTTGTTTCTGCGTTTTCCATTTTTAAATATCCTGTTTTGTTGTTTTCGAAAGCCATAATATATAAAAAATCATATATAGTCAAATAAATATTTGATTAAACATAGTTTATGTTATACAATTTAATAAATCAAACAAATAACAGGTAACAGATGGATATAATTAAAGAAGAATTGAGTAACACGATAAAAGAAACAAAGCGGAAAATAGACTTGTTGAACTTATCAAATTTAGCAAGAAGCATAAATATAAGCATAAACCACATACATTTGACTTTGCGCGGTGATTCTAAAATTTCTTATAAAATTGCTTATGACATTGCAGAATCGACAAACAACTTTATCACAATGGACGAAGTTATTGAATTTAGTGAATACACGTTTAAAAAAAAGCAAGGAGATAAAAATTAAAAACTATAATGAATTAACAATTGAAGATAAGTTAACTTGCATTAGCCTTTACCCAGAAGAAGCTAAGAGCGATGAAGCCTGGCATGTAAGATTAGCAGCGTATAGAATTTTAGGATTTACGGAAGAAGCAAAACTAGATGAAGCCTGGAATGTAAGATTAGAAGCATATAGAGTATTAGGATTTACGGAAGAAGCTAAGAGCGATAAATACTGGAAGATAAGAAGAGAAGCAGAAATATTTTTTATAATAAAACGGTCAAGTAATAATTCTTAAAACATCAACAAAATAAAAGGGTCATAAAATGGCTAAAGGTACAGTAAACAAAGTAATCGTTATGGGAACAATTGGCAAAACACCAGAGGTACGTTACATGCCAAGCGGAATAGCTACAGTTAATATCAGCATTGCAACAAATGACGGCTACAAAGACAAGCAAACAGGGCAATATATCGATGTGACCGAATGGCATCAAGTAGTTGCTTTTGGTAAGCAAGCTGAGGTAATTGGTCAGTATTGCGAGAAAGGCAACAAGATTTATATTGAAGGACGTATCCGCACAAATAAATGGCAGGATAAGAATGGAAAAGAACGCCAAACAACCGAAATAGTCGCAACTGAAATACAGTTAATGGG